TCTGCCTTCCTCTCTCCAACACAGTCCAAAATCCACGAGGACAGTCCGTTCACAGCCAAACCAGTCCAGAACTAACCCGATGCCAGCCAAACGATCCAAAGCGTTACGAGGGGCAACTAAACCTAGGCTTCAATCAATACCAATCAAAGGTCAAACCAAACTCCAAGATGTAAAAGACCTCTGCGAGATAATCGGTATGCCTTTATTGCCGTGGCAGGAGTATGTTCTCAAGGATATGCTCACGGTTGATAAGACCGGCTCATGGATTCGCAAGACCAACCTGCTATTGATTGCTAGACAGAACGGAAAGACCCATTTAGCTCGTATGCTCATCTTGGCTCACCTGCTTAAGTGGGATAGCCGCAATGTTCTTATCATGTCCTCGAATAGATCGATGGCACTCGACACCTTCCGACAAGTAGCTCAAGTATTGGAGAGCAATGACCACCTCAAAGGATTCGTTAAACAGATTAGGTACGCCAACGGTACAGAGTCTATTGAGATGCTGGATGGCAGAAGGCTCGATGTTGTTGCAGCAACTAGAGATGGATCTAGAGGCAGAACTGCAGACTTTCTCTTTATTGACGAGCTCCGAGAGATCAATGAGGAAGGCTTTCGAGCCGCTGTGCCAACGACTAGAGCTCGCCCAAACTCTCAGACGTTGCTTACCTCAAATGCAGGAGACGCTTTCTCGGTTGTCCTTAATGGAATGAGAGAAAGAGCTTTAGAGAACCCACCTAAGTCTTTCGGGTTCTATGAATACTCAGCACCGCAATATTGCAAAATAACAGACCGACAAGGCTGGGCTCAAGCGAACCCTGCACTTGGCTATACGATAAGTGAGGAAGCCCTTGAGGAAGCAGTTGCGACAAGCCCGATTGAAAATACTAGAACAGAGTTGTTATGCCAATGGATTGATTCTCTCTCATCTCCTTGGCCGCATGGAGTCCTTGAGGACACTTCAGATGCCAGTCTCACGATTCCGGTTGGTGGCTATACGGTCTTTGCTTTCGATGTATCTCCAAGTAGGCGCAACGCAAGTCTGGTTGCTGGACAAATACTCCCAGATGGTCGCATTGGAGTTGGAATACTACAAACGTGGGAAAGCCAAGTAAGCGTTGATGATCTAAAGATTGCTGCCGAGATTAAAGGCTGGGCTGACCAATACAGACCTCGCCAAATCTGCTTTGACAAGTACACAGCCCAATCTATTGCTGACCGGCTCAATAATGCTGGGCAGATAACAATGGATATCTCTGGCGCTGCCTTCTATCAGGCTTGCGGTGATCTCTTAGATGCTTTAGTTAATCATCGCTTGGTTCACTCCGGTCAAGAGAACTGGGTGCAGCAAATGAACAACTGCGCAGCTAAGACCAACGATTCATCTTGGCGCATTGTTAAACGCAAGAGTGCCGGAGATGTATCGGGTGCAATCTCTACAGCAATGGTTGTACACCAATTAACGAAACCCCAACAGGTAGCGGCTATCTACTCAGAATGACCTATATGTAGTGTATAATTGACCCCTATGGGTCTCTTTTCGCGTAAGCCGCAATTGTTAGAAGCGCAAGCTGCACCGCAGGTCATGGGCGAGAGTTATCCTTCGCTTTACAACAACTTTGCCCTTAGAGTCTCACGCAAAGATGCCATGTCTGTCGCTTCAGTTGCTAGAGCGCGTAATTTAATCTGCGGAACTGTCGCATCTATCCCTCTTGAGTATTACAACAAGCGCACCGGCGAAGTTATGGCTGCACCTCGATGGATCAATCAACTTTCAAAGAACCAGCCATCATTCGTCACCTTAACTTGGTGCGTTGATTCTCTATTATTCTATGGAGTGGCTTACCTTCGCATTACAGAGCGTTATGCCGAGGATGGTCGCCCATCAGCCTTTGAGTGGATTGCTAACTCACGAGTCACATTCACAACTGACCTCGAAGGCATCATGATCACTCAGTATTATGTCGATGCTTACCCAATCGACATGAATGATATTGTCACAATCCAAGGATTCGATGAGGGCGTTCTAGAGCGCGCTGGTCGCACTATCCAGTCAGCAATTGATATTAACAAGGCTGCCGCAGTTGCTTCTGCTACTCCGATGTCTAGCGGAATCCTAAAGAACACAGGCGCAGACCTTCCACCTAATGAAGTCTCTGGACTTCTCGCAGCTTGGAAGCGCAGCCGTCAAAATAATTCTACTGCTTACCTGACATCTACACTTGAATTCCAATCAACTCAATTCTCACCTAAAGACATGATGTACAACGAGGCAATTCAGAACCTATCTACTGAGATTGCTCGCGCTATGAACGTGCCAGCCTATTATCTTTCAGCAGATCAGAACACGACAATGACATACGCCAATGTCCAAGATGAGCGTAAGCAATTTTTCGCTCTATCCATCGAGCCTTATGTACAGGCTATACAGGCGCGCCTTTCAATGGATGATATCTCTACATCAGGGCATGAAGTTCGCTTTGCAGTATTTGATACATTCCTGAAGGCAGACCCATTGGTTGAACTTCAGGTTATCGAGAAGCTCTTAACTCTTGGACTTATCACAACAGAGCAAGCAATGGAAATGACAGACTTAACTCCTAACGGAAGCGAAGGAATGAGCTAATGGAACATCTAATAATCGAAGCATCATCAATCGAGTGCAGCGAGGAACGTCGCGAGATCTCAGGCAAGATTGTGCCAATGGGTACAGGCGAGATTGGCAACACCAATATGGGTGGAGTTGTATTTGAAGCAGGATCTATTGATATTGCTGACGTCTCCAAGATTAAGTTGCTTTCACAGCATGACATTAAGAAGCCAGTTGGTCGCATGATTGCTGCGGAAACACGCGCAGATGGAATCTATGCAACTTTCAAACTCTCACGCTCTACAGGCGGCAACGATGCTCTTATCCAAGCGCAAGAAGGACTTGTTTCAGGTCTCTCGGTTGGTGCAGAAGTTATTGCATCAAAGCCGTCACGCGATGGACACATTGTTGTTTCATCAGCACGTCTCAAAGAAGTTTCTCTAGTAACAGAGCCGGCTTTCAAGTCTGCTCAGGTTCTAGAGATCGCAGCAGAGGAAGCACTCCCTGTTGAACCAATCCAACCAGAAAGCGAGCCACAAGTGGAAGACATTACCACTCCGGTAGAAGCTCCAGCAGTTGAAGCAGCAGCAGTCGAAGCCGCTCGCCCAACAGTTGCAGCGGCATTAACAGTACGCGAGCGCATTGCGCCAATCTCATCAGCACAATACCTCGAAGCATCAATTAAGTCAGCACTTGGTGATGACGAAGCGCGTCGCACAATTCGCGCCGCTGATGATTCGACTTCTACAAATACAGGTTTGACGCTCCCGTCTCACCTCAACACATTCATCACAGATACCTTCACAGGTCGCCCAGCGTTTGAAGCAGCTACACGCGGTTCACTTGCAGGCATCGATGGAATGTCATTTACAGTTCCACGCCTTTACACCAACGCTTCATCTGCTGACGTTGCACCAACAGTTGCAGACACAAACGAAGGTGCAGCACCATCTGAGACAGGCATGACCTCAAGTTATGACACGATTAGTATCGAGAAGTTCAGCGGTCTTAATCGAGTGAGCTTTGAGCTCGTGGACCGCAGCCAGCCCGCCTTTATGGAACTTTTAATGGCTGAGTTGAGAAAATCTTACGAGAAGGCTACAGACGCAGCACTCCTCGCAGCTTATGTATCATCTGGTACAACAGCAGCTACAACAGCAGCAACAGCAGCAGGACTTCAGTCATTCGTATCTGTAGAAGGCGCAGCCGCCTACAAGGGTACAGGCGGAGACTTTGCTAACAAGCTCGTAGCATCAACAGACGCTTGGGCGGCAATCGCAGGATTTGCGGATACAACTGGTCGCAGCCTCTATTCAGCTCAGGGTGCAACACAGAATGCATCAGGCAACGCAGTAGCGACTTCAGTCGTTGGCGGCGTACTTGGTGCAGACCTCATTGTTGATCACAACATCTCAACTTCAGGCGTTGTCGATAACTCAATGTTCCTCGTTGCTCCATCATCTGTTTACACATGGGAATCCCCAACGACCCAATTGAGAGTCAATGTGCTAACCAGCGGAGAAATCGAGATAAATCTCTATGGTTATTTAGCAATTTACCTTGCCAAGTCAGGTAAGGGCGTTCGTAAGTTCAACCTTACATAATAGCAATACCCTAAGTCGCTAGAGGGGGTTGCCGGAGCCCTTGCAGCTCCCTCTAGTCTTTAGAAAGGATAACAATGAGCATCACAACTGTCGCAGAACTCAGAACCGCTCTAGGCGTAGGAACTCTCTACTCTGATGCGGTGCTTCAGTCTGTCTGCGATGCTGGAGATGAAGTATTGTTGCCTTTTCTATGGACTAACACGACTCCTGCCGTAGCCCACAGCAATGTTGGCACAGTAGGAACTTTGTATTTTAATGACTATGTGCAAGATGTGTTCTATGTAGGACAATCGGTTGTAATCACAAAATCCGGCACTAAATTTAACGGCACAAAGACAATCACCGGAGTTGGTGAGAAAAGCATAACTGTCACAACAACTCACACTAGTGATAACCAGTATCACCCAATCAATCCTTACGGACAGGTTGCCGCGGATACTTACGTTGATTATTCAACCGTTGCTGCGGTACAAGAGGCAAGCCTTATGATTTGCGTGTCAATCTGGACATCTCGCCAGACCAACTCCGGCAATGGCATGAACCCAGATGGATCTATGGGCAACCTTTACGCAATGTCCTCACAGCTCATCTCTCGCGTTCGTGGCTTGATAGCACCTTATCTAAGCCCTAATTCTATGGTGGGCTAATGCCAGCGATAACAACCCTCAGAAGCAACATTGCAGCCGCATTAGCCGATAACACTAAGTACAGCGTATTTGCTTACCCGCCAGCTACGCCTATTGCTAACTCATTAATCATTACTCCTGCTGATCCATACATTGTTCCAAGCAATAATGATTACACATCGATTGCACCTATGGCTATGTTCCGGTTGCAAATCCTTGTTCCGCTTTTGGACAACGAGGGCAACCTTGCTGGCATGGAAGCCGATATTGTAAGAATCTTTCAACTACTAGATGCCTCAAGCATTGTGTTTAACGTGGGAAGCGTAAGCGCTCCTAGCGTTCTGTCAATTGCTTCTGGAGATTTGCTTACGTGCGACATTGCACTAAGCACCCTAACGGAATGGAGCTGATCATGACCGATCTAGCACAATGGGAAAAAGAAAATGAAGCGTTCCTGATTAAAATCGGTCAGGGCGCTCCAAAGGCAGAAACAAAACCAACTACTAAGAAAGACGAGGAATAACCTAAATGGCAGTATTTCTGAGCAACAACGTAGGCGTGAAGGTTAATTCAGTTGATCTTAGCGACCACGTTACTTCAGTAACTATCAACCGCTCATTCGATGAGCTTGAAGTTACAGCAATGGGTGATTCAGGACACAAGTTCGTAAAGGGTCTTGAGGCATCATCTATCACAATTGACTTCTTGAACGACACAGCATCAGCTAACGTTCTTGCAACACTTCAGGCAGCATGGGGAACTAACGTTCCAATCGTGCTTCTACAGGCTAAGGGAACAGCAGTCTCAGCTACTAACCCTCTGTACACAGCAACCTGCCTTGTGAACAACACAACCGATATCAACGGCGCAGTTGGCGATATGTCTACCCAGAGCATCACATTTACTGTTTCAGGTACAATCGCTGTAGCAACAACAGGTACATTCTAAACAACTAATTAAGGGGCTAACATGGCAAAGCTAAAGGTAACAAGGGCTGATAACTCAGTAACAGAGTACGAGATTACTCCACTTATTGAGTACGCCTTCGAGCAATACGCCAAGAAAGGCTTTCACAAGGCGCTGATAGAGGATCAGAAACAATCTGATGTCTATTGGCTCTGCTGGGAAGCAATTAGACGTTCGGGTGAAACAGTCAAACCTTTCGGGGAACAGTTCCTAGAAACGCTGAAAAGTGTGGAAGTGGTGGAATCTGACCCTTTAGGGTAGATCGGAACTCCCTCACCTATCTCGCAGCTCGACTGAGTTACGAGTATGGAGTTCCGTTTCACACTATTGTCGAACTTCCGGCATTAGCATTTAAGGCACATATAGAAGTCCTCAGGGATATAGCGAAGGAGCGAAGCGATGCCAGTCGAGCTAGACAACGCCGTAGCTCTTAGGAAAGCCTTAAAGCAATACACCCCAGACTTAGCCAAGGAAACCCAGAAAGAGATCGCTGGACACTTGCGCAAGGTTGTTAATCGTGCGCGTGGGTTCGTGCCTTCTGAATCACCTTTAAGCGGTTGGGCTAATCCTGTTGGCGAGTGGGAGTATCGAGCCTTTAACTCTGGCATTATTAAAAAGGGCTTGGGATACTCAACAGCTCCAACTAAGCCTAACAAGCGAGGCTTTAGAAGCCTTGCAACTATTTTTAATAAGTCTGCTTCTGGTGCAATCTACGAGACAGCAGGTCGCAAGACTCCTGCCGGTTTACCACCTGCACAGCGCGTTAAGAAATACCGTGGCGGTCAATTTATCACAGAGTGGGAAGGCGGCAGAGATGTCAATAAGTCTGCTAACCCTAATGCTGGTCGCCAGTTCATTGCTGCGCTACCGCCTCTAGTAGATAGCCAGCAGTCCAACAGCGCAGGGCGCAGAACTCGCAAGACTAAGGGTCGCCTCTTG